CCCTGATTGGAGAAAGGGTGGTGCATTGAATCGTGGAAAGTATGATGATATATTTGTAAACTATATTGAATATACCTTTTACAGGATGATGAGTGCTGATGCTATAGAGGCTAATGGATATGATGAAGATCATTATATACACAAGTGGGATGACTTCATCCCAGCTGATGAGGATGAATAAAACAATTAAATAGTATATATATAAAGGTATAATATCTTTATATATATAATGGAATTTGATACACGTACAGATTGGAGACAAGGGTGTTACTTCAATAGACGAGATAACTATACTAAAGAATATCAAAACATCACAAGTATCATCAGAGGTGATACATTCAGTGACATGATACTCTTTCTTTACATGATACACTGTAAGAACTTCACAATGACAGAGATAAACACCAATAACAGGGGGTGATTATCTGATTATTAATCTTAATATATGGATAATACATCATAAATCATATATTAATATTAATTAAAAATTTTTAATTAATATGTTTATTAATAATTTGCATCATAATTCACATGTTAATCTTAACTTTCGGATAATCTAGCCCCTATTTTATGGTTCTTTACCCTTTTCTTCTGTTATCTGTACACGAATATATGTATTCTTCCAGTATTTTAATTTAAAAATGTACTTTTATAGATCTATTATATAATTACTTAAAGATATATTATATATATATATTAATGAAACTTACAAATGAAACTTTTTTCACATCTAGTATTGGTATTGGTCTTGGTTACCTATTATATTCTTACATGGATTTACATCGTAAGATTGAAACATTAAATAAAGATATGAATGTTGTTCTATCTACTCATTTATTATATATGGAGAATAGAGATAAACAAACAGAAGATATTAAATCTATAAATGAAACATTAGAACAGATAGCTTTTGCATTACCATTTAAAGGTACAGGATGGCAAACCAAATTTATTGAAGCTAAGATTAATCGAGAGTTGGAACATCATCTAACTCCACCAGAAGTTGATCAGTTATATAATGAATTTAAAAACAAACCATTTTATGATGATGAATAAATAGTATATATAGTTATTATTTAATAATAATAACTATATGTTATTGATTGTATGAGGTGGGATTCGAACCCACGAAGCCGAAGCATAGGATCTTAAGACCTACCCCTTTGACCGCTCGGGAACTCATACGGTGTATTGTAATTGTCACATCAACAATACATTTATTTGATTTGATTCGATTTATTGTTTCTTTTCTTTTTTAGTCTTCTTTTTCTTAGTTGGTTCAGCTTCAGGAATTGGAGCAAGTTCAACCACTTCAATAATTTCTGGTTGGGGTTTCTCTTCTTCCTTACTAATTACTTCAACTACTTCTTCTTTAACTTCTGGAGTATCTACAGATTTTACTACTTTATCTAGTTTCTTTTTTTCGTAATATTCTCTAGCTTTAACCCTTTTGTATTCTAAAAAGTTTGGATCATTTTCTTTTCGTTTCTGATAGTATCGTTTACGTTGTGCGTTAATTTTATCTTTATTTTTTAATCTATATAATTGTGACGCTTTCTTTTGAGCAGGCGTATAAGAACTATATTTAACGGATTCAATTTCACTCATTATATATATAATGAAATTATTCCTTTATATCTATTTGTTCATTACTTTAACATCGACAGGAACTTTGAGTAAGTCAATTCCGCCTTTTTCATCTTGGCTTGTTATGACGTCAATCTCTTTTCTTAATGATGGATCTTCTGATCTAAAAAAATGTTTTAATATATATTCGTTCTTTTTAAAATCACAAGATTTATTGAGGTCATCAAACATATCCATAAAACATGAAACGTCATCATATAAACTTCCTGATCTGAACTTAGATGAATTAATGAAATGTCCTAAAGCTAAACAATAAAATCCACATGCATTATTCATTAAGCTTTGTATATCCTTCTCTGTGAATGGAAGACCTTGTTCTTTAGTTGTTTCTTTTACAACTTTTTTAATATTCTCACTTGGTGGTGCTCCGTATGGATCAAAGTATATCTTTTCAATTTTACCATTAGGATATTTTACAAGTTGTAAAAAGGTCCAGTGTGTTCCATCGTTTTCACTTCCATCTTCATTATGGCTATCTTCTAAATTTACAAAGTAGGCTTTATTATATTCTAATGGAGATTGAAGTTCATCCTTAAAAACAATCTCAGCTAAAGGAATATTCATTCGCTTACATAGTGTTGTTATTTGGGTATCTGTTAGTGACATATTAATATATAATATAAATAATTCTTTATATTGTTTATACATATAAACCATTACCGCCAATACTGTTAAAATCAACAGCACCACCAGCATTAAAATGCTGATATTGTGGTGGAAGGAAATGTTGAAATTGAAAATTTGCACTAAATGGCTGTGAAACCAATGCCGGAGGCATGTATGTATGTAATAAACCACCTTTTAATCCTACAGTTGATTTTTCGATTGCACCACCTGCCATACGTGCAAATGGTTCTAATGGATCATATTTATTAATTAATGGTGCAATTGCATGACGTGCATCAATACCATGTTTTTGCATTAATGCACTTGCTTGACCATTTAAATAGTTATCCATTCCAGCACGTGCAAGATAACCGTAATTAGTTCCTAAGTGGTCATTAAGTGCATCATGTAATTGATTAGTAACACCATAACCATGAATACCAAAACCAGCACGAGATTTCATACTAGTAGTATCATTAAATACTCTTCCAGCTTTACCAGCGGTATCAATAGTATCACGTAAAGTTGCGTCTGCAAATGTTTGCCAGCGGTTTGCTTTTTTAAGACGTCCAATTTTACCCCCTGACATAGTATTATCAGGTACTTGTGGTGATGGAATTAAATCTGGTCCTAATGTATTAGGCTGATCAATATCAACGGCTTCAGGACTAATAGCTTTATCAATAGTTTCATTCATTTCAATTTCTTCAGGTGATAATTGAATTTGTGAACCTTTATTTTTTGCGAAAGCTCTACTAACAATATTATATGTTTGTGGATGAACAATAAGTTCAAATCCTGTGCCTTTTTTAACTCTGACACGGTGACCTTTTCTGAGTTTTCTTAATTGATGTGGACTTGCGTCGATCTGAATAGTATGCATTAATAATTAAATCATTATCTTTTTAAATGATTTATCATTATCTAATTATTAATTAATATTATCTTATTATTAATTAATAATTTCATTAGTTTTTAAACATTGAACTATATATTATATAATATATATATATTATAACTTTATATATATTATATTTTAAAAAAAGATTATATAAAAATAGTCACCGATGTATATCTTATACTCTTGCACCTGTAAGAATATCAATAGAGATTTTCACACCGTGTTCAACGAATACATAATAATCCATAGATTTACCACTGTAGTTCTGTCCAACAACTTGTACAGATTTAGGAACACCCATTTCAACCGGCAACATGCGTTCAACGTTAACATAGTAATAACAATGACACATATCGAATTCTTGACGACCAATTAAACCAGATGTTAAACCATCAGTAAGACCACCATTGACAGCATTTTGTCCGTAAAGTTGGTTGTTAAATTGTTCGAAATTATATTTCTGAAGATTATAGATGGCGTTCTGCCCAGAAATCTGTACGTTAAAATTGCTGATGTGTGCAAATGGTGAAGTTGTACCAGTACCAGCAGTATCATAAGGACTTTGAAAGACTGGATAACCTTGTAAGAATCCTGTATTAGTATTATTTTGAACTCCAGATTTTAATACTGTTGGATTTGTTCCAGATGCAGCAGATGAATAAAATCCCATAATTAATACTGATTTAATATTTGCAATTCCATTCGTAATTAATTGATTGATCATTGAACCAGAACCAATATTTGAAATTTGATATTGATATACATCAGTATAATTAATTTGTTTAATTGGGGAGGATAAAATTGCCTGTTCAAATGGAGGATTGAAAATATATGCAGGAATATATAAATATACACTTTGAGCTAATGGACCACGACTAATACCGGTAATAGCTGTTAAAGTTTGATCTAAACATACAGCACCAACTGAAACATTCATAACATAAGCTGCAC